CTCTTTTTGTGCGCGAGGCGCCGAAACCTCGGGCGACTTCGCAGAATCCTCTCGACTTTTAGTCAGAAGCCGCCATAATCGCTGCGATGACTTCTGACCAGCTCGTGACGTCTGCGCCTGACTGGCTGAGCGAGACCGCCCGCGAAGTGTGGGCCAAGTCGCTCGCTGAGCTGTCTCCCAACGCCGACCTCGCCAAGTTCGCCGTGTACTGCTGCACGATGGCCGACTTCCTCACTGCACAGCGCACGCTCGACGCCACCGGCCTCCTGATCAGAGGCCCTAACGGTGGGCTCATCCCGTCGCCGCTCAACCGCGTGAAGATCGCCAACGCCAACGCCGCTCGTGCTCTCGCCAAGGACTTAGGTATCGGCGTAGACCCGTCGCTACCCGCCACGCAGTCAGCCAATCGCAGCGTGAAGCGTCGCAATCAAGCTGCCATCGAGCGCACGCTCAAGAGCCTCCACGACGGCGGCAAGATCGAAGCCGTCGACGCTGCTGCTGTCGCTCTGACTCGCACGCTCGCAGAAGCGCTCGACCGTATCGACCCCGAAACGTACCCTGCCCAGATGGCGACGCTCGCCCGTGTGCAGCTCTCCGCTCTGCGTATGTTGAGAGGCAGCAAAGATGACGACAACGACAACGCAGCTCTCTCAGACCTCATCGCCGCCATGTCTACCGAGATGGGCGACGCCACGTAGCCCGCAGCGACAAACGTACGGGGCGAGAGTCGCTCGCATCGCCAAAGCTATCGGTCGTCCCTTCATGCCGTGGCAGATGCAAGTGGCGAATGTGGCGTATGAGATCATGCCCGACACCGGCCTGCCTGCGTATCGCGTCGTCAGAGTCGCCGTGCCCCGCCAGAGCGGCAAGACGACGCTCGTGCTCGTCATCGAGATCGACCGCTCGCTCAACTGGGGCGAGCTGCAACACACGCTCTACACCGCCCAAGACCGCAACCACTCCCGCGAGAAGTGGGAAGAGCAGACAGAAGAGCTGCGCCGCACTGTGCTGCGCAAGCAGTTTCTGCAGCGTCGCCAGACCGGCCTAGAGCGCACCGTCTGGAAAGCCACCGGCTCTGTTGTCGGCATCACCGCCTCAGGCGAGACGTCAGGTCACGGCCCCACTCTCGATCTCGCCATCGTCGACGAGGGCTGGGCGCAGAAAGACGAGCGTCTCGCCGCCGCCTTCCGTCCGGCCATGATGACGAGACGTCACGCCCAAGAGTGGTGGCTGTCGACGATGGGCACAGAAGACTCCGTGCCGTGGAACGATCGCGTCGACGACGGCCGGGCGAGAGTCGAAGCGCAGCTACTCGACGAGCGAGAGCGCAGGGGCGTCGCCTACTTCGAGTGGTCTGCGCCTGACGAAGCTGACCCTTACGACGAGCAGACATGGTGGGCTTGCATGCCTGCGCTCGGTCGTACCGTCGACGTCGAGACCGTCTGGACAGACGCTCGCAGCTTACCTGAGGCTGACTTTCGCCGGGGCTATCTCAATCAGCGCACCTCAGGCGGCAAGCCTGTCATCGAGCCCGGTCTGTGGCCCAAGCTGCGCAGCGAAGACGTCAAGATCGGCGCTGTCATGACGCTCGGATTCGACGTCACGCCTGACCGCAGCTTCGCCAGCATCGTCGCCTGTGGTTGGGCTGACAGTAGCGGTCGTACCGTTATCGAGCTGATCGAGCACCGCCCCTCTGTGAGCTGGGTCGTGGCACGTATGGCGGAGCTGGCGAGCAGATGGCGACCGCTCGCTATCGTCTGCGATCGAGCCTCACCGGCCGGAAAGCTCGCCCCAGAGCTTGAGACGCTCGGCATGCCGGTCATGACGACAGACACCGGCCAATACGCTGGCGCATGTGGCGCATTCTTTGACGCAGTGGTCGACGCCCAGCTCTACCACCGCGGCCAAGCGCCGCTTGACGCTGCTGTCGCTGCTGCTCGCAAGCGACAGATTGGAGATACTTGGGCGTGGGCGAGACGCGAGGGCGGCGACGTCTCGCCCCTCGTAGCAGCCACGCTGGCCCGCTACGGGCTGACTTACTTCGGGCAGGGTGACTTTGCAATCTTCTGACGCCCGCAGCGGCTGCGCTCCCCGAGGTCCCCAGCGCTGGCAGCCCTAGCGTCGAGCCTGGGTCATTCCGATATCAGAGTGTCATCTGCGGGCGTCAGACGTGCTGACGATACCGCCAGAGCACGCTGGAAGCTCGCCACAGCTCGGCAAGAGACGTCGAGCACTGATACAGAAGGTGGTGGCTCTGAGCGCTTCTGGCGTGCATACTTATCCTCTGAGATGACGCTTGTACCGACGCAGCTCCCTGGTGTGCCAGGTGTGCCATCCTCGCCTCGTCGGTACGGGCAGGGGCGGGATCTACTTCCGCCCCCCGATCTGCCGGGATTGCCCGGCCCTTACGTGTACGACGCCACGTCAGCTCGCAGAGTCCCGGCAGTGGCGAGATCGCTGCAGGTCTATAGCGGTCTGTGCAAGCAGATGCCGATTGACGCCTACCGTGGCACGCAGCCCCTACCGAGACCGCGCATGCTCGCTCGGCCCGACCCTGAGCGGGCTCGCTCGTGGTTCGTGCACGTCAACGTTGAGGACTACTTGCTCAACGGCAACGCCATTACGTACATCACTTCTCGGGGCGCAGACGGCTGGCCTACTTCGGTGATGTGGCTCCCGGCGTCGTGGGTCTACATCGTGTGGGAGAGCTACACAGATGAGCAGGACGTCAGCTACTACTACATCGGTCAGCGTCTCAACTTCGACGACGTCATACACGTCAGACGAGGCGCTGATCGTATGTACCCGGTCAGAGGCGTCGGCGTCGTCGAAGAGTTTCTCGCCACGCTCGATCGAGTGGCGATGGAAGAAGCGTACGAGCGCAACACGCTCGCCGGGTCGGCTGTGCCGTCAGTGGCGGTGATCACGCCGCAGGGGATGCTCAACGAAGACGTGGCGCAAGCGGCGAAGGATAAGTGGGTCACGACGCTAGGCGGGCCGGTGCGGGAGCCGGTGATCCTGCCGAACGGCACGCAGGTCATCCCCCTCGCCTGGTCGCCGTCAGACACGCAGCTCATCGAGGCGCGCAAGCTGTCGCTGCTCGACGTCGCCAACATCTTCAATCTCGACGGCTACTGGCTCGGCAGTCCAGTGAGCGGCATGACGTACAAGACAGCCGGGCCGCAATATATGCAAGTGCTGCGCACGTCACTTGAGCCTTTGCTGGCCGACTTCGAGGACGTCTGGTCAGATGCGTGGTTGCCGCGAGGCACGTCGATACGCTTCGACCGCAACCAGCTCTTGCGTGACGATCTCGCCACGAGCGCACAAGCGCTCACGTCTCTCGTCTCAGCAGGCATCATCACACCCCAGCAGGCGCAGGCGTATCTCGGGCTGCCGGTCATCGCCGGTGACGTCTCGCAGCCGATCTCGCTGGCGGGCGCACCGGAGGAAGAGCAATCAGGACAAGAGCTGGAAGGAGCCCCAGTAGCGTGAACATCCCGGAGAGTCGTCTGTATGAGGCACCGATGCAGTTGCGTGACACGCAGCTCATCGGCAAGCCTTACAAGTTCTTGGAGGGGCGAGCTGTGCCGTACAACGTGTGGGCCGACATTGGTTGGTTCATGGAGCAGCACGACAAAGGCTCGCTCGATCGCACCACCAAAGAGAGCGCTTCCAAGCTGCCGCTTCTGCTGTTCCACAACAATCGCTCGTGGCCCATCGGGGTGTCGGATAGCTGGACGCACGAAGACGACGGGCTGATGGGCGTGTGGCGTCTCAATCAGACGAATGACGCCCAGCAGGCCGCTCAGCTCGCGGAGTCGGGTGATCTCGGGTATCTGTCGATCGGCTTCTCACCGATACGCAGCGCATGGGAGTACGTCGACGACTTCAACCCTGACCTCGGGCCGGATCACATGGACCGGGTGACGCGTCTTGAGTCTCGCCTGCTCGAAGTGTCGCTCACACCGACACCGGCATTCTCTTCGGCTGAGATCACGATGGTGCGCACTGCTGAGCGTCCCCGCCCGAGACAAGAGTCGAAGGCTGACGCCTGGCGGCGAGAGCTAGAGAAGCTGCGGCGATGAGCGAAGTCGTTGAGCGCTTGGTGCGCACGTGTGACTCCTGCGGGCAGACTGACGATCACCCTCACCACGTGCAGCATGCGCCGGTCACGTTTGATGACCCCATCACAGGTGAGGCGGTGATGGTGGATCGCAGTGTGTCGCAGCATCTCGACTGCTGTCTCTGCGATCACTGCACAGTGGTGCTGTCGGTGGCGCAAACGAAGAGGGGAGCCGACTTGATCGCATTCCTGACGTCTGAGCAGCTTGAGCTACGGGCGCGCTTGACCGACGCCGGATACGACGTGGGCAATGGCTAATCTCGTCACCGTCGAGGCGAACGCCATACTGGCTGCCAGCTCGGGCCAGACTGCTTACCCTGCCGTCGTCGCCCCACTTAAGGTCGCTCTGGCGACCGGCGCCAGCACGGCTACCGCACCCGGCACAGAAGTCTCAGGAGGGGCGGGACCATACGCCCGTCAGACGATCACGTTTGCAGCAGCGTCGGCCGGGTCGATTGCTTCCAACCTGGCGCTGACGTATTCGGGAATGCCCGCTTGCACAGTTATCGGAGTTGACGAGTACGACTCGACCGGCACTCCGGTGCGGCGCTGGTTCGGAGCGCTGACGGCGTCGAAGACTGTCAACGCAGGCGACACCTTCTCGATTGCTTCGGGCTCGTACACCAAGACTCTGAGCTAAAGACTGGCCTGCAATGGCCGCTGCTTACCGTGTCGGGTCGGTCGGTCAGAACAGCACCGCGGTCACCGCTCTGACTGCGAACGCTCCGGCTACGGTCGTCGCCAACGACATCTGGATCATCACCTTCACCACCAGAGCGGGCAGCACCATAACCATCAGCGGTGTCCCGGCCTCGTGGCATCTGATCAATCGACTCGACTCAGGATCAGCAACCACCAACGTCACCGTCGTCAGCTACTGGTACCTCTGTCTTGGGTCTGAGACGCCCAGCGCCTCAATCGGCGGCATCACCATCTCGGCGTCGTCGAAGTATTGCTATCAGGTCGACGCCTTCTCTGGTGTGAGCACGACTGCGCCTATCGTGGCCGGTTCGCTTAAGACGGCGATATCTGTGGCTACGGCGGTCAACCCTGTCGCTATCACCAGCGGCCAAGCGGGGTATGGCGTAGCGAGCGCTCAAGCGGCTGGACAGGCTCAGAGCGTCGGGTCCTCAAGTGGTGGGCCGACCACAGTAGTCACCGGCACGCTCACGTCTGGTGGGTCGAGCGCCACCAACGTCGCCAACGGGAGCAGTTACTGGACCGACGCAGCCAACCCGCCACTAACCGTGAATCAGGTCGGCGGCGGCACCACCACCGCGATGCAGATCTTCAACCTGGCGGCGAGCGGTCCACCCACCGTTACGGGTGGCACTGCGCTGGCGGCAACAGCCGGGATGACGGTAACGGCTGCTCCACTGGCTATTGCTGGTGTGGTACAGCATGGTGCGTCATCGCTCGTAGTGGCCGCTGGCGTTGTCACCGAAGTAGCCGCAGTAGCGCAGAGCGCTACCGCTGGCATGACGGTGACCGGGACCACGAGCGCGGGAGGTGCTCTCGTACCCGGCACCTTCGCGGCCTCTGCTACAGCAGGGATGACGACGTCTGCTGTGGTCACCGAGACGGCTGCGACCTCGCTGGCTGCTGTGGCTGCTCTTACGACGTCTGCTGGCGTCACCGAGCGAGCTGCAGCCGCTATGAGTGCTGTGTCTGCGCTGACGACGTCTGCGAGCGTTACCGAAGCGGCTGCGGTCGCCATGACCGCGACAGCGGCCGCGACTGTCAGCGGCAAGCTGATCGTTAACGCCATTGCCGCTCTGTCGGCCACGGCGGCGCTGGCCGTCTCCGCCTCGATCGTCGAGACTGCGACTGCAGCGCTGACGTCGACGGCCGGGCTCACAGTCACGGCCACGACGTCAGGCACAGCGCCCACGGCGAACTTGGCGGCGACGGCGAGCATGACGACAGCCGCCAAGGTCATCCAGGTGGCTCAAGTCGTCGAGCTGGCGGGATCGTCTCAGATGGTCGTCGGCTCTGTGCTCGTGCGAGCTGCAGTGTCGCTGTCTGCTGCTGCGGCGCTGGGCGTCACTGGCTCCCGCCAGGTCGCTGCGCTGGTGGCGCTCTCGGGCGGGACGGCGCTGAGCGTGACCGGCACGACTCACGTCACACAGGTGGGCTCGGTGCTCATGGCGGCTTTGGCGGCGCTGCACGTAGCAGGCAGCGTCAACGCAGTAACGATCGGTGACGTCGTGCTGACGGTAGGGCCGCTGCACCGGGTAGCGACTGCTTACGCCGCGCTGGCAGCTAGCGCAGTGAGCCTACGCTCGATAGCAGCAGCGGTCACCGCCACTGCTGCGTACGCCACAAGTGAAACGGAGGCAGAGGTTCTGTGGAACAGCTCTATGACGGCGACGTCGTAAGGGTCACGACGACCTTTACGGGCGAGGATCTCACGACGCCGAGTGACCCGACGGTGGCGAAACTGGCGTATAGAACCAGCTACAACGGTCCGACGAGCACCCTGACGTGGGATGGCTCGACGTCTGCGCCGTCGATCGGGCGACTAGCTCGCATCGGCTCTGGCACGTACGAGGCTTGGCTCGATACAACAGGGCTCGTCGGCGTGTGGTCGTGTCAGGGCCAGTCGACGGGTGTCAATCAGGCCGCATCGAAGCCTGTGCAGTTTGAAGTGCTCTGCTCTCTGTAAAGGGTCTTCCATCGGCAGGCGGTTAAGAGGTATCATCCCGCTCAGCGAAGTCGCGACCGGCCCGCCTCCCCGGAACGGTCACGAGCTGAGCGGGCCAGTGGTACTCCCGTCGCTCACTCGAAGGACCACCGAGGTAGGCAGTCAGGTGCCAGCGCAGAGCTAGCCCTGTCGATAACTCGCCTCGGAAGGAACAGAGATGGCAAACGTTGTACTTGACCGTTTGGTCGCGGAAAGAAATGAGCTGTGCGCCACCATCGAGTCGGTGCTCAATCAGGTAGAGGGTCGTGACCTGACTGACGCCGAGACGGCGGTGCTCAACCACACCCGCGATCGCATACAAGAGCTGGATAAGCAGATAGCGCCGCTCGAAGACTTCGAGCGAGTCAAGGCGCAGCACAAAGAGACTGTCTCCGATCTGCCTCGCCCTGAGCCTCGCTCGGCTAACGGGCAGGTAGAGCGCGGTCCGGGCTCGCCTCGTCGTCTCGACGGCATCGAGGGTGTGCCGCACTATCGCAGCGCAGGAGGCTTCCTCGTCGACTATCTGCGAGCTGCTGGCATCATGCAGCGCGGTCAGGTCGACCAAGAGGCGCTGGCGAGAGTGATGCAGGCCCGAGTGGTCGCTGATCAGAAGACCACCGATACGGCAGGCATTCTGCCCACGCCGATCGTGGGCGCAGTCGTCAACTTGATTGACCCTAACCGCCCTTTCATCACGTCGGTCGGCGGCGGTAAGGCGATGGCGGGCATTCCCGGCACGACGTTCAGCCGACCCAAGATCACGCAGCACACGACGGTGGGCGTGCAAACGGCGGGCGCAGGCGAGAAGACTCAGCTTGCCAGCCAGAAGATGACGGTCAGCCCGATCAACTTCGCCAAGGCCACCTACGGCGGTACCGTCGACATCTCCCGCCAGGACATCGACTGGACGGACCCTTCGGCGTGGGACATTCTCATCCGAGACTTGGCGCAGGTCTACGCCGTGCAGACAGAGACAGCAGCGGCAGGAGCGTTCAAAGCGGCTGCGACAGCTACGCCGGTGGTGGTGGCGACCAATGATCTCAAGGGCTGGACGCTCGCTATCTACACCGCCGCCATGCACTCGTATCAGGCGGGCTACCTCATGCCTGACCGCATCTGGTGCTCGCTCGACGTGTGGGCCGCGCTCGGCTCGCTGGTCGACGTGGCGAGAGTCGTGCTGCCTGCCGCGAGTGATACCGGAGTGGTGGACAATCCGATCGACAGCTTCGATATCGGCTCGTCAAGTCTGGCGAGCTTCCGGGGCGACCTGCTTGGCGTGCCCCGCGTGGTCTGCCCTACGTTTGCCGCTGGTACTTGCATCATCGGGCCAGCAGCGCTCTTCGAGGTCTACGAAGAGGTCATCGGTCTGCTGAGCGTGATCGAGCCGAGCATCCTCGGCGTGCAAGTCGCCTACGGGGGCTACGTCGCTTGGGGTGCGCTGCACGCACCGGCCTACATACCGCTCACCATGCCTGCCGGTATGCCGACTGCTCTCGACGTGCCTCCGGTTGGCACGCCCAGTGAAGAGCAAGCAGAAGAGACGGTACCGCCGCAGAGCACGACGGGACGAGCTGCCAAGCAATGAGCTGGTCCATCAAGTCTTTGGGCTCGTGGGGAGCTGCGACGTCGAGCGCTCCTGGTACGGACTTCCCGGCAGTCTTGGCGCTGCCGGGAACGTGGCGCTGGTTCCCCGGTGTCAATACGTTGCTGGTGCGCAAAGACCAATGGGGCACGCTCGCTGCTACGCCTGCAGTCGACAGCATCCAGCCGACAGGAGGACCGGCCGCAGGCGGCACAGGCGTGACGATCAGAGGCTCGGGCTTAATCGGCTCGACGGGCGTCACGTTTGGTGGCACGGCTGCGACGGGCTTTATCGTCAACTCTGACGCCACGGTTACGTGCATCTCGCCCGCTCACGCTGCAGGTGCCGTGCCGGTCATCGTGTTGAACCCTCGCGGCAACGTGACAGCCGCCGAGCAGTACACCTACGTCTGATGGCAGCGTGGCCGACGCTCAAGGAAGTGCGCAGTCTCTTACGGTTGCAGCCTGACCCGACAGAGGACGGCGTGATCCAAACGGCGTTGGCTGCTGCTATTGATTTTGGGGTACGCCGCATGGGCGGGACGCAGTACACCAATCCCGATGGGTCGGTCACTTGGGTCTGGTCTTATCCCCAAGACACCGCCATGCTCCCTGATACGGCGCATGAGGCGGCGCTGCTGCACGCAGCTCGTCTCTACCGCAGACGAGACAGCATCGACGGCACCATCGCCTGGGGCGACCTGGGAGCGGTGCGGGTCGGCCGCTTCGACCCTGACGTAAATGCCATGTATGACTCGGTGGGGCCGTGGGGGTTCGCATGAGCTGGGATCGAGTCGCTGCTGCGCAAGCTCTGCAGACGACGCTACAGACAGCTCTCGATGGCGTCACCGTCTTCGCCAAACCACCCAACACGCTTAATCCGCCGTGTGTCGTGATTGGCCGGCCGAATGAAGTGCGCTTTGCCATCGCAGGCTTCGGCGTCGACGAGGCAGACGTGCCGGTGATATGCGTGGCGGCGGCTGACGGCGAGGACGTCGTCGATGCGCTCACAGCGCTTGTCAGAAGCGCAGTAGCGAACGACCCGAGTCTCGGCGGTGTCGTGCAGATTGCCGACGATCAAGCGCAGCGCAACTGGCGCAATCTCAACGTGGGCGGTGTCGACGTCGTACAAGCAGAAGTTGAGCTACGGATCGAGATGTAAGAAAGGAATGGTTCATTGTCCATAGTCGAAGATGACTCGCCCCCTGCGCCGACGCTGACTGCAGCAGGCGACCCCGTAGCACCCATTGCGTCCCCGCTCATTCTCAATGATGCCTATTTCGAGCTGACCGGCGTCAACCTGCGCTGTCTGGTCAAGCATCTCGAAGTGAGCCCAGAGAACAAACTGGTGACCATAACGACCTTCTGTAACGAGACCGATTACCCCGGCGTGACCAAGTGGCACCTGCGCGTCACGTTTGCGCAGAGCTTCGACGTCGGCGCTGTCTATGACACGCTGAACGCCGCCTATCAGGCTTACGTCGCCAACGGGCAGGCTGCCGCTTTCAAGGCTCGGCCGTACTCGTCACGAGTCGCATCACAGACGAACCCGATCATTTCCGGCCTCGCCATCCCACAGCCATTTGACATCATCATCGGTGACGCCGGGACCTCTTCTGAGGTTCCTATCGACTGGAACCTCACCGGACCGCCTACTGTCGACCACGGCGCGGTAGCAGCGACCGGAGCGACAGCAGGGTCGCCGGGCTACTTCACCCCGACTGGTGCGAGCGTCCCCGCCACCTTGGCGGCCTTGACAGGGCTCACGGCGACACCGGCCACGGCGTGGACGACAGGTCAATACGTCATCACGGCCGACCTGCTTGCTGCTCACTGGTCGGGCACGGCGTGGGTCGCAGGCAAGGCATAGGTGGCGCAGCAAGCGCTCGCTTCGATCGTCGGCATCAAAGCGCTCATGAAGGACGTCGACAAGCTCTGCAAAGACGAGCGCTCTGCGCTCTTCGCAGCAATGAAGCGAGCTGGTTACGCCGCTGTCTCGCCCATCGTGACGCGCACTCGGGGCGAGCTGCCTCACTCTGAGCGCAGAAGCTCTCGCACGCACAGACCCGGCGCGCTGGCCGCGAGCGCACGAGCTACGGGCTATCGCTCGGGCGCAGCAGCCCGCATGGGCTCGACGAAGGTTCCGTACGCGGGCTGGGTGGAGTTTGGCGGGAGTCGACCGGACGGCTCACGGCGTCCCTTTGTGCAGCAAGGTCGCTATCTCTTTCCGTCTGCGCTCAATCAAGCAGGCCATGCTGCAGAGCTGTACAGCAAAGCAATCAATGAAGTCTTCGGCCGCACTGCGGTGTGGACGAACGCCAAGGACACCCCGGAGGCTGTGCATGACTGACGAAGATCTCGGGCCGCTACCCGACATGATCGAAGCGACGCAAGCGTTTATTGCTCGCCTGCCGTCGCAGCGCATCATTGACCTGCTCAAGCGGTTGGAGCCTGACATGAACTTCGGGGAGCTGCTTGAGCAGCAACCCCCGCGCATGATCGCCTTTCGAGCGTTGCTGCGAGATCACCCGAACAGGGATGCCGCCTCGCTGTGGCTGCACGCTTATGACGTAGAGGTAGGCATCGTCGAGATGGACCCTACGAACGGCAGCGTGCCGCTGCTCTCGCCAACTTTTGTGCCTTTTACCGGATGAGCCCCGAAGAAGTCGACGCGCTCAGCGACGAGATGTGGGATGCGATGGTGCGCCGCATGATCACAGAGGCTGATGCCATCCGCGTAGCGAACGCCAAGCTGGCGAGGTAAAGCAATGGCTGGCCCGTCGATCGTCGTCAGAGTCCTCGGAGACGTTGCCGGGCTGGCCAAGTCGATACAGGCGGCGGGATCGGCCGCCTCGGGGGTCGCCAAGTCTCTGCATTCGGCTTTCTCGGGCACGCTGTCGGCGCTTAACTCGACAGGCGTGCTCGGGCCGTTTGGTGACGCCCTGGCGGGGATTGATCAAGCCATCGAGCGGGTGAGCGGGCACGCTAAGTCGATTGGTCCCGCCATGATGGCCATTGGTGGTGGTCTCGCGGCGGTCGGTGTCGGGCTGGCAGCGGTGGGCACGAAAGACCAGGCAGCCCATCAGCAACTGCAGGCTGCCGTCACCGCTACTGGGCGGGACTACGAGGACTACGGCAAGAGCGTCGAAGCAGCAATCAAGCACCAAGAGCGCTTCGGCAATACCGCCAATCAAACGCAAGACGCCTTACGAGTGCTGACGCAGGCGACAGGCGACCCGGCCAAGGCGCTGCAACTGCTCAACACTGCGACAGACCTGGCGGCGGCCAAGCACGAGGATCTCTCGACGGCGGCTACCCAACTGGGCAAGGTCTACAACGGCAATGCCAAGCTGCTCAAAGAGTTTGGTATCACGACGCAGTCGAATACCAAGATCCAATCGACAGCCAACACGGCTCAGAAGCAGGCTCTGGTTGCAGACAACAACCTGGCGCTAGCCAAGAGGAAGCTGTCTGATCTGCAGCTAATCGATGGCACCAGGAGCAAGCTCACTCTTGCTCAGCAGATCCAGCTCCGTAATGCCCAACTGGCTGTCACGAACGCCACCGTGGCGGCTCGTACTGCTCACCAGAAGCTGAGCGATGCTCAGGCGGCTGCTGGTGCTTCCGCCAAGAACCAGGGGGGAGCGGTGGCTGAGCTGGCGACGAAGCTGCACGGCCAGGCCGCAGCAGCAGCCGACACCTTCGGCGGCAAGCTCAACGCTCTCAAGGCTCGCGTCGAGGACGCTGCTGCCACCTTTGGTCAGAAGTACGGTCCCGCCATCACAGCAGTAGGTTCGGGCATGGCGGTGCTGGGCGGTTTGGCGACGGCAGGACAAGGCATCTTCAAGTCGCTCGCTGCAGCTCAGAAGGGCGCAGCAGCAGCGACAGACGCAGTCGCCGCGTCAGAGACTGTCGCTGAGGCAGCGGGTGCACCATTGCTGCTGACAGTCGGGCTCATCGTGCTCGGCATCGCAGCGCTGGTCGCCATCGCTTACGTGCTCTACCGCAACTGGGGCACCATCTGGGGCGGGATCAAAGATGCCGTTTCGTTCGTCTGGGACTGGATCAAATCCAACTGGCCGCTACTGCTCGGCATCCTGCTCGGCCCGATCGCGCTGGCCGCCGCCCTGATCTACAAATACTGGTCGCAGATCCTCGGCGGTCTGCAGGCGGTGTGGCACTGGATCGTCGGCGTGTGGAATAGCGTGTACGGCTATCTGACGGGTCCGATCAGCTCGGCCGTCAACTGGATCGTCGGTGCGGCTGGGTCTGTGACCACTGCCTTTTGGGACATTCTCAACTGGATGGCCCGAAGCTGGACGGTGGTCACCGGCTACATCACGGCTCCCATCCAATCGGCCTTTAACTGGGTCCAGACTGCTATCGGCACCGTGCTCGGCTGGTTCTCAAGTCTGCCCGGCCAGATTGGCAACGTGCTCGGCGGCATCGTGAGTATCTTCAGCGGACCATTCAAAGCGGCGTTCAATGCCATCGCCAATATCTGGAACAGCACGGTCGGCTCCCTGAACTTCAGCATTCCCTCCTGGGTACCGGGCCTGGGCGGCAAGGGCTTCGGGATGCCGAAGATCCCAACACTGGCGCAGGGCGGGCTCATCACTCAGACGGGCATCGTCTTCGCTCACGCAGGCGAAGTCATCAGCCCTGCCCCTGCAGCTCGCCAGGGACCGGCTGTAGTCGTCGAGCAGGCGACGTTCAATAGCGATGTCGACGTGGAGAGCTTCATGCGCAAAGCGGCATGGGTCATGCAAACGGCGGGCGTGTGACGTGGCGAGCTGCGTGCGTACTGCGTGGCTGGCGCTGGGCAGCTCGACTCTGCTGCTCGAAGACGGCACAAAGGGCTACTTCTGCAGCGAGCTAAACCTCGGCTACCCCGCCACCAGAGAAGTCGTCAACGACAGACCCGACCAGGACGGCGTCGTCGATCGCACCCAGTACATGGGCTCACGAGTCGTCTCCGCCAACATCAGCGCCCTCGCCGGAGCCGGGGCGCAGATTGACGCGGTGGCGTCGAGCTTCGCCCCGTACATGGTGGCGAGCGCCAGGCCGGTGCTGCATTACGTACTGGACCGACCTGGCGCAGCAGAGCGCACGATGACGCTGCGAGCGTCAGGTTATAGCTGGCCCATCGTTGGGCCTTCGCAGCGAGATATCCAACTGCAGTGGATAGCGGCTGACCCGATCGCACGAGATCCCAACGTGAGCAGCGCTACGTCTTGGGCGGGGATGGCGTTTGCTGGTCGTACTTATGCTTTGATCTTCAATCGCATATACCCGCCTGGTACGTCTGCGCCGTCCAGTGGCGTCATCGTCTCGAATGGTGACGTGCCGGTGCGCCCCATGGTGCGGATCTACGGCCCGATCTCAGCGCCGAGCCTGCAGTTTGGGTTCTCGGCGGGCGGTTACAGCTACATCAGATTTATCCAGTCGTTCCATATCGACGCCGGGCATTACGTCGACGTCGACACGCGGGCGAAGACGGCATGGCTCGACGGCGACCACACGCAATCAGTGCTGGCGCAGATTGATTGGGCCAACACCACGTGGGCATCGTTGCCGGTAGCGCCAGCCAATACGGTGATGAACCTTTCCGGCTCAGGCACGTCAGGCGTCACCCAGGCTGTCGCTACGTGGCAGGACGGGTATCTGACATGAGCGAAGTCTGGCCCCTTGAGCGTGCGCCTGAGCTGTCGAGCGCGAATGGTCACGTCGAGAGCCGCTCTGCGCCGGGCACGTACCCGATACCGAGCGGGCGAGGACGGTGGCGAGTCACGCTGCACGCTCGCCAGTACGCAGCAAACATCTCTTGGCAGTCTTCGATTATCGCTGAGCTGGGCGACGCTCGCGGGCGTCGACTCGATCAGACGTGGGACAGCGCTGCTGTCTTCACATTCGTCATCGACGGTCACTCGATGGCGGCCGCGTTGATCAAAGAGCTGACCCAGGACGTCATCGTCTGGCGCTGGGACGATCAAGTCGGCTACGACCGGGCGATGTTCCGAGGTGTGATCGCCCAATCAGAGGACCAGCTCTCTGAGCAGTCGCACACGGTCACGTTTACTTGCCACGATTATCTCGCCATGCTGACTCGGCGGTTGGTGACAAGCACACTGACCTACGTGGGGACCGATCAAGACAACATCGCCAGCGCTTTACTGACGCAGGCTACGCAGACGCAGACATCGGGCGGAGTGGCGTTGTCGCCGGGGGCGTTCCTGCCCATATCGCTCATCTTGTGCAACCCTGACGGCACGAACCGAGGCGGATCGGGGCAGTTGCGCGACCGCACGTATCTTGCCTCCACCGTTGTTGGTACTGCGCTCGACGAGCTGGCGAAGGTCATCAGTGGCTTCGACTATGACGTGGCACCATTCACAGCCATCAGCGGCGACAATCTGCGCATCTTTTACCCCTATCAGGGGATCGCTCGCAGCACACCGGCCCTGGTCTACGGCTCGACTGTCGCCAATCTGACTCGCACCGTTGCCAGCGGGGATTACGCCAACTACTGGCGCGTCCTCGGTAATAACGCTTCTTCTGATCCGGCTACGCCGCAGCTCTACAGCGAGGCTCGTAATAGCGATGCCTCTTCAGGCACGGCCGGGGCAGTCGGGTTGTGGATGAGCGACGTTAACGCAGCAGACGTGACCATCCAATCGACGCTCGATCAGCAGGCACAAGGGAACTTGCTCCTGTCAGGTGTGCTCATCCCCTCTTACGCGTTGACGCTGACGCCGGATGCGTATAGCTGGGGCAACCCGAATATGGGCGACGTCGTGCCGCTGATCATCCAGTCCGGTCGGCTCAACGTGAACACGACAGTCAGAGTGCTCGGCATCTCTTACATGATCGGAGACGACGGCCAAGAGGACGTCGCTCTGACGGTAGGTCGCCCCGCCGTCAACTTCCTCAAGCTATTCAGTGCTGCTGACCGAGACATCAACGCTCTGACCCGGAGATGAGGCCATGACTCGCTATACCCCGCAATGGCTGCAGGCCGGTTCGTATGCCGCTTCTGTCGATCGTCGTTTGATTTCAGCGCTGTGGCCGGTGCCAGCTTCGAGTGGCTGCGCTGTCTCTGTAGCGTCAGCAATGACAGTGAACGTCGCCCCCGGCCAGGTGGCTGTCCCGACTCCGAACAATACGGGCTCTACGCTCTGCACGTCTGACGGCGTCGAGCAAGTCACGCTCACTGCTGCGTCGGGCTCAAATCCTCGTATTGATCTCGTGACGTGCCACCCACGAGGCAACGATCTCGACGGGGGAGCTAACACCGATTTCATCTTTGATTATGTCACCGGCACTCCGGCCGCGTCGCCTGCCGTCCCCGCCATACCGGCTGGGCAAGTCGCTCTGGCGCAGATACTCGTACCGACCGGCGCTGCGTCGATCATCGCAGGCAACATCACAGACGTACGGCCGGGCGGGATGGGTGGCGCTGTACCCGCCAGCTTCCCTCGGGGCTACATCACTTCGGGGCAGGGACCCGCCACGCAGACTGACTACACCACTGTCGCCAACGTCATCAGCCTCAGCGTGCCCGTCGTGCTCGGACGCCGCTATGAGGTCATTGGCTACGGCGCTGGCACCCAACAGACGGCCGCATCGTGGCCGCAAGTAAACATCAACGACGATCAGGGCCAGAGCGCCACCCTGGTCTACGCCCCTCACCAGCTTCTCGCTGGCGAATTCATGGCGTCAGGGGCGTCGCTGCTCTACACGCCTACCTCGACCAAAACGGCCACCCTCACTCTGTCCGCAGGCAACGGCGGCGGCGGCGCTTTTCGTATAGCGGCCAACGTCGCCAAGTTGTGGGTCAAAGACATCGGCACTGGATAAAGGAGAGAGCATGAGCTACCAGGCCCAGGACCAGTTGACCAATGACGTGATCTTTGGCGGGCGCGTCCGCTCGGTCACTGTGCAGCAGGCCGACGTCTTCAAAGACGATAGCGTCTCGATTACGTCGCACTTGCTGAGGACGTGCTGCGCGGTGGTGCTGCCACGCTGGCCGCGTTCATTCGCATCTCAGCGGCGGGACCCGGTATCGCTGACAAAGTCGACAACGGCGATGGCA